AATACAGTTACGTTAGACATAGGTTCCTCTTGGTTACTTACTACGACGGACAACAATGCTGTACCGACTATCGGTGTTCAGACCCATCGGTAACAAGTTGGGGTTTTCCTCGATGAATTGCTTCATGTTGGTTTGATGAATGCGCCGTTCTAATAAACCAAACGCATCGTGTTCACGTACAAAGCTGTACATAGAATCCCAATCGTTAGTCCAGTAACGGTTCTTCACACTACGAATCACAGTACCTGCTGCTGTGCGGATACTGTCAGCACCTATTGATTTGCAAGCTTCAAGAAGTTGCTCTTCGATCACGTCCATCTGTTCTTGAAGCTCAACATCCTTCGCTTCGTAGTCAGACTTCAGCTTCGCTCGCGCATCTCGAATCTTGATATAGATGCCTGCTAATTTGTCCACAGGGACAGATTGCTTTTCTTCAGGGGACACAAGGTCTTGGATGCCCTCATCCATGCTACGCTCCTTTAAGTTATTTTGTGGGTTAACTGTAAATCATAAAGTTGACTTTGTCAAGTTTCTTTAAGCTCTTGACCGTACAAGTCAACGATACGGGAATGCACATCGATATTATTTTTGAGCATTTCGTAAAGCTTGCGCTCCACTGGACTGCCTGATATGTGCACCACCGTCATTGTGTTCTTCTGTCCGGGCCTATTGATGCGAGCGTTTGCTTGCAGATAAGTTTCTACAGAAGTCACAGGCGCATACCATATCACCACGTTAGCAGCAGTCAGCGTTAGCCCATGCGATGCCGCTTGTGGTTGAATGATAAGCACTTTAGGGTCAGGCTGCTCTTGGAAGTTCTTGATGATTGCAGCCCTGCGATTAACTGTTACTGATCCGTTGATAACGTCAGACGTTATGCCCGCCTTGGTTAGATGATTGTTGAGCAACTCGATGGTATGCGTGAACGGTACAAATACTAAAACTTTATGGCTAGCCTCTTCGATAACTTCCTCGATGACCTGCAAGCGATTAGCTACATCAAACTCTATAACTTCCCTAGTGTCCGTATAGACCGCGCCACCAGAAATCTGTAGCAACTTGTTCAAGCTTGTGGCTGCATTCGGAGAAGTAACTTCTTCGCCACCGGCTGAGATCATCATCTGGTCTTTGAGGATCTTGTAATACTTGCGCTGCTGCGGAGTCAGGGGTGCATCTCGTTCTACGTACATAAGATCAGGCAGATCGATACAATCTTTTTTCTCAAACCTGATTGCAGGTTGCAGCACTTGATGCACGACATTCTCTGCATTCGGTCTGGGTATCCACCTGAACTGACTGACCTTCTGCATCACCTTGTCACGGAACGAACCAAGGAACTTAGGCGTGTTGTCTGGGTTGACTAGCTTTGCTAATCCGTAAGCATCAACAGGCGATTGCGCGGCTGGTGTGCCTGTCAACATCCATAACCACTTGGCACGATCCGACACACGCTTCATAACTTTCCAACGTCTGGTCGATACATTCTTATAAGCGTTGGCCTCATCGACAACAATCAAATCAAACTTACCGTCGGCAGTGACTGCGTCTTCGATGATCTCAACACCTTCAAAGTTTGTTATGACAAACTCAGCACAGCTACCTACTATCTTGACCCGTTGCGCTGCCGATCCGTAGGCTACGTTGCATGTGCGGTGTACAGCAAACTTAAAGAGATCCTCTTGCCATGCTGACTTCATGATAGACAGAGGGCAGACCACCAACACGCGACGCACAAGCCCTAGCTTCATTAAGTAATCAGCAGACCAGATAACGGATGCTGTCTTACCTGTGCCTTGCTCGTTGAAGCAGAACGCCCTGCGGTTTAATGTTAAGAACTCTGCTGTAGTCTTTTGGTGATTGAATGGCGTGAACTGTCCAGGCCAATCGTATTTCTTTGATATAGGAGATGGAACACCTTTTATGAATTGATTAAGAAGCTGAGCTTCGTTTAGCCCCCACTTAACCGCAACCTCGTACACCCCATCTTCCTGCCCTACCACCTTGCTCTTTTCTATGGCTGCTGTTATTCGGTCAGGATATTTAGTCCTGACCAGTAGCGCCCTGTTATCGATCACTTCCATGCTAGTCGTTACGCTTTATTGTGTGGTTGCTGTTGCGACTGAATGATCGGTTGGCACTTGCGGATGTGATGCGTAGGTTTTTCTTGCTGTTGCCACCGCCCCTCGTGATCGGGCGTTTATGGTCTATGTCTTTACCCTCGCGCACATCAGCTTTACCGTTGCCGTTAGCGTCTTTACCTTTGCGATCAATCAGATCCCTTGCTCTCTCGCGCACCCTGCGCTCGTCTTTCTCTCCTCGTGCTAGTTGTTGTTGATATTCTTTTTTGTATGGTCTAGGTTTGTTAACATAAGGCATGATCAGTTCCTTTCGGATTGTGCTCACAACTAACCACTGGACAGAATCTGCATAACCCACTTGTTATTGGGTTCCACGTATCGTTCTCAAGTGCTGCTTCTAACCTAGACAACTGCTGAATCTGTGGCTCCAGATACTCAAGCTTCATATCTACCGTGTGCTTTTTCTGGATAAACTCTTTGCTAACTACAAACAGTAACGCAGACTTAACGGTGTGGATCTTGGGGAAGTGGATAAAGGTCGCCGCTGCTAGCACATCTAACTGCTGCGTGTCTGCAAACTTTGCATTCTTTCCGGTCTTGTAGTCAACAAGGTGCGCTACACCTTTCTCTTCGTTGACAATCAGTAAGTCTGCTATACCCCTCCACCAAAACCCTTTTGTATTAAACCCGCAGGGGGAGAGCGAGTCTCCCTCCTTCATCAACCCCATCTCGTACTCGCAATGTTTTGTGCCTTCGATCCTTACCAGAGAGTCAAGCATCCCCTGAATAAAACCAAACCGCTCTGGTATAGGCACACCATCTTTGATGTAGTCCTCCGCTGCTTTGTGTAGCTCCTTGCCGTACAAGGTTGCTTCACTGCCTGAGTCCCGTACATCCTTCTTAATCTTAAGATGATAATACTTACGTGGGCATTGTTGAAATGTTTTTAGGCTGCTGTACGACCAACTGATATTGCTCATCGTTCTCGTGGGCTATTTTGATGCTGTTATTGAGCAGCCGTACCTCTGTAGATAGCAGGGGACAAAGCTCTACGGCTTCCTGAAACCTCCTATTAAGCAACAGATTTTTCAATTGCGCAAGTAGCTTTTCGACCTTGATAGCGTTCTCAGAATAATCAACGAAATCAACAACTTCCATAAGTTTCTCCATACCCTGCTTCACAATTTAACGGTAGCTCTTCACACCAGTCAGGCCGCATCTTCATGCACTGCTCGACGAAACCTTTAGCGACTTCTGCTTCTTCCTTTGGTGCTATACAAGCAATGGCATCATGCACGGTCATAACCACACGATACCGCTTAGCGATCAGCAACATCTGTTCGCCAATGATGATTCTAGCCAAAGCTTGGCAGACATTCTCCACGACTTTCCCACCGTATATGCGATTGGGTATAACCGCTTTACCTTTCTTGGTGTCGTACACAAACTCTTCTTTACCCTCCGGCGTAACCTGAATCCGCAGGTTGGGGTACTTAAGATATAACCCGTTAGGCAGGCTGATACCGTTCTCACCCTCTGCATATATCTTGGGCTTGTCCTCCGGTAATCCTGCTCTTTGCCCTAGCAAGATAGCCACAAGTGCTTTCTGACAGTCCTTCCACAGCATGGGGATGCGAGGGTAAGTTTCCCTGTACACCGAGATGATGCGCTGCGCTTCTTCCTCTGCGATAGTTACGCCAAAGTTCTTAAGCTGAGCTTGGAACTTCTTAGCCCCCATACCGTACCCACTGCCAAGGATTGTGGTCTTGCCCACGAACCGCTCGTCCTTGGTTATATCTTCTACTGGCTTGTTGTATATGGCACTAGCCATGATACGGTACACATCTTCCCCACGCTCGAAGGCTTGCACCAAGTCCCACTGCCCTGCTAGCCAAGCCAGTGTCCGCGCTTCGATCTGCGAGGAGTCTGAGTCAATCATCACGTAGCCTTGCGGTGCACGGATGGCATGCTTAAGAGGGGACTGTCGTGGTAAGTTCTGTAGGTTAAGGTTGTCTGTGCCACCCCACCTACCTGTATGTGCGGCGTAATACTTCAACGGCACGGGCATCTTCCCGCGCTCTGCAATGTTTATGAACCGTTCAGTCCTCGTTTCTTCAAGCGTTGACTTAGTACCTAGCCGCGCAGCAACAAGTGCTTGCACATCGGGGTTAGGGTGTTCAGCCAGCGCCTTAAATTCTTCGTCATTCTTAGCTAGCGCCAAGGTCTCACGCCCCGTGGTGGGACTGATTTTTGTAGGAGGCGTTACCCCAAGGCTTGTTAGCACATCTGCGAACTGAGGGTTGCTCATCAGTGTCGCTTTATCTACCGTGACCTTGGCTAGCAAATCTTCTTTCTTCTTCTGTACATTTGTTAGATGCTCAGTCAGCGCAACCTTATCAAGCACAAGCACAGGCTCTGAGTACATCTTGATCGTCAAGTCGATCAACCGCAGTTCTATTTGAGGGAAACCTTTTAACAAGCACTGCAACAAGTCATAGGTCAGGTCAACATCGTTGACGCAATATTCGCCGTACCTTGCAAGTTCCTCTTCTGAGAAATCTAGTCTACGCTTACCTAGCGCGTTGGTTACTTCCGTGCCTTTGACCCCCAGTTGGTAGTGCTTCGCCAACGTCGCCAAGCTACCCCCCACTTCTGTACCGTGTACCGCCCTCGCCATACTGAGTGTATCAATCCATCCACGAGGCTTAATACCAAAATACCAAGTAAGAATAGCGGCATCAAACATAGCATTGTGAGCAACCGCAAGAGACTCACGCCAGTTGAACTGTTGTAGGAATTGTTTTGTTTGTTCATACGTACCACTAAACCATTCAGTGTCTGCATCATCAACTTTAACGGCTACCCCAATCACTTCAAAGTGCGGACTGCGTATGTACTCCTCAGTTGTCATCTTGCTTAAAGAGAAATCACGACTGTAATAAGTCTCAAAATCAATAGTTAGTATGTTCATGTACGCAGTATCTCTTTGAGAGTTGTATGTAGCTCGTCGATATTATTTTCGTTGACTACGAATGCCACACCCTTAGCCTTTTGTATTTGTTCTATCTCTCGTAACTGTAGGGCTGTGGGTTTGTTTGTGCCTGCTTTACATTCGATAGCAAGGAAGTAGCCTCGTACACAACATACGATGTCAGGTACA